CCATGGGTACGTTATTGGGATCACGGATTTAAAGGTCCAACTGGTCAATGGTATATCGAGAAATCACTTACTTCAATCGGACAACAAGATCCGGTAGGTGAACTCAACTCCACATTGTGGAACTCTGGACATGATGAAGATAAAGAGACTGCACGTCGACAGAAACGTAGACTGCATTATGTATCTAATATCTACATTGTATCTGATCCTGGTAATCCAGATAATAATGGTAAAGTATTCTTATACCAATATGGTAAGAAAATCTTTGATAAAATTATGGATGTTATGCAACCTGCATTCCAAGATGAAACTCCTATGAATCCATTTGATTTCTGGGAAGGTGGTAACTTCAAACTGAAAATACGTCAGGTCGAAGGTTATCGTAACTATGATAAGTCAGAGTTTGCAAGTGCATCTGTACTATATGAAGATGAAGCTAAGTTGGAAACTATCTATAATATGATGCATCCAATCGGTGAGTGGGCAGATCCTGCTAACTATAAATCATATGATGAGTTGAAAAAGAAACTTGATACGGTTCTTGCACGAACATCGTCACCTACAATTGCACAACAATCGCAGCTTGGTGAAGAAACTGCTGCAGCTCCGATGAAAGAAATTCAACCAGTTACAGCAGCAGAAATGCCGGCAAGTAATGAGGATGATGATACCTTAAGCTACTTTGCAAAAATAGCAAACGGTTAATAATATAAACGCTGGCGGTTATACTGCCAGCGTTTTACTATCTAATATATCTTGCATTAGATTGTCTAAAATCTTGACCTGATTCATAGCCGGTTCTAGGATTGTCGTCTATTGATCGTATACCACTACTAGTATGAGTATGGGTAGTTACATTATTACTATTATTACCAGAATTATTACCTTCCATATTAAAGAATCCGCCATTATTAGGATTCCCAAAGTTACCACTAGCCATCATCATTCTAAAATTAGCATCTGCTAATTGTTTTTGTCTAGCACTTGTTATTTTACCACCTAGCGCGGTAAAATGCGAACCAGTTAGACCTGCTCCGATGTTCGCATTATTTTCACCTGCCGTAGATCCAAAACCACTAAAGCCAGTTCCGGTTATTCCACCTGGTGTAAACCCACCAAAACCTGCTCCTACACTCATTGCATCTCCACCAGCTCCGCCAATGGCTATGCCGCCAGGACCTGTAGGCCGAACTCCGGAAGGAAGGGGGTTGCGTACCATTCTATCACGATCCGCGTTGATACTATCAAATCTACTTGTTTGTGCATCAACCATAGCTTTAAATTCAGTCATATCAGCTAAGACAGCTGGCGGATGTTCTATTCCCATTATTTCACGCGCTATAAACTCTCCTATCTCTTGACCTTTTTTTGCAGCAAGATATCCACCTAATGCTCCGCCAAGAAGGGTTCCAACTAATGGTATAGGAATAGCAAGTGTTCCTATAAATGCTCCTACCATCGTTCCAATAACAGCTCCACCTAGTGCTGCTAAAAGACCTCCTGATAAAACTATTTTTTGTTGCTTAGTAGTTTTTGGATCTGTCATGACATAAAACCATTGATATGCGATATATGCACCTATAACCTTTCTTGCCATCCACCCAGCCATTTTAGTACATAGTTGAGCCCATTTAGGCAAAGTCGCACCTCGACGATAAGCCATTAAGTCTTTAAAATCTCGGGCCCAATTTCCGGTAGCTGAAGTAAAAGTCATAATTTTACCAGAAACTCCTTTAACCGCGCTATTAAAGGCGTTAGCACCAGCAGTGGTTGAGCCCAATAACCTAGTTCTTAACCTCTGAACAGCTGTTGGTGTGGAGGATATTGCTTTAAAACCTTGAGCAGGATTTCTGCCTGTAAAACGACCACTACCTCCAACTTTTGCGTTAGTAACATTTCCACTAGTCGAAAATCTACTAAATGGACTTACCTTCGGAGAATTAATTTTTTGGTTCATTTGTCCATTACCACGCATATTCTTTACGCTGTCCTGATACGTTTGTGTCATTTTTATGACTCTTCGGCCCTCTGGACTATCAACTGGATATATTTTTCCAGAGTTAGACATGACTGTAGCCGGTCTACTCATTCGAGTTAGATTTCCTTGTACTGTTGCTGTCTGAGCGTTAGGAAACATAATTTGTGGTTTGTAACCAGGCGTAAATGGCTTAAAATTAGTAGTTGGCTTATTTGAATTAGCCCTAAACCGAGCGGCGTCTGCTCTAATTTGAGCTCTCTGATTAGCTCTCTGCTGGGCAAGGTTCCTTTGACGTATTGTCTCAGGTTCGTCTAGCGCTCCTGGAAAAGATCCAATTGGTTTAGTTATTAGTCTCCGCGCATTGTATTGCAGTTTCTTTCTTCTGGCTAACTTTTCTTGTTCTGCTATTAATGCTATTTTAGCGTTTGCAATTCTAAGTTTAGCTAGTTTATTATTAGCTCGGGATAATACACTATCAACTTTAGGTACTCTTCTATTTGAGAATTTGATGTTGCCTGGTTTAATAGGCCTGTCTGTACCTGGGTCGCCAAAGGCTGATCGAGCCGCCATAAACGCTGCTATTGCAGCTGCTAACCCAGTTAACAACTTTGGAAGCTTAAATCCGCTTTTTGTATCTTCAGAAGAACTACCAGCAGCCACTGCTGCAGCAACTGTAGCCGGAGCACCGCCTTTTCTTTTTGATTCTCGTCTATCTTCTAAATCATCAAGACGATTTCTTTTTTGTAATTCAAAGTATTTAGCAAAATTTTTATTTAGTGCTTCTAAATCGTCATTTCCATCTTCAATGGATTGATTGATACTTTTTAAAGTTGTCATGGCCTAAGCCTCTCTCATTTGTTGCTCTTTTTCTTTCATGTGATTTAATAATAAAGCTACGTAAACTTCCCTCTCCCATGGCATCATATTTTCAAGATCCGATAACGAATAATTGTGATGTTCCATTAATGTAAAATTAGTTTCAAAATGATTCACAAGTGTTTCATGCGAAAGGGCTAGAGAAAAAAACTAGAAGTTCCGTTTAATGCTTGCACATTTTCATGACCGCATGCTGTGCATTTAAATTTTACTTCCTGTTTTACTATTGGTATTGTATTTGTAAACTTACTTAGTTTTGAAAACTGATCAGGCGATAAACTTCCTATAAAATTAACTATATCCTCAACTGGTTCATCTGCAAAATTCATTATTTCATCTTTTAAATGTAATTTATCAAGACATAACAATACTGTTTGATATATTATTTCTGTATTAGTTTCTGCATGTTCTAAAATTTTATCAGTTAGTAGATTATAATATGTAGGATATTTTAACTCAACAGTCATTTCATCACCCAGTTTTATCATATTCTTTTTATCTTCTGGAACATCTACCTTTGCATCTGTAAGGTTAATTTTTACTTCATTTTGGTTTAAACATTCTTCTTGGTTGCATGATAGTAATATTTCAGAAGTTTCACCTACAGCTTTTGTTCGTAACTGTATGAATAAATAATCTAAATCAAATGATGTTAGTTTATTTCTATCAGCTGCTTCAACACACACAGATACAATGTCTAACATTGCTTCTGATATAGTTTGCGGATCAGCAGATTCTGAAGCTATCATTAATACTTTTTCTTCTTTGACCAGATAAGGTCTAAATTTTGTTTTTTCTCCAGTTGATGGTATTATTACATCATAATATGGAGTATTATTTAGTTTAGGTAGTGCCATTTTTTCACTTTCATGTTTATATAAATTATCTTAAAATTCTTGATACTGCTCCGGCTACAGCTGATGATCCGAGTATACCACTTGCATTGAATCCAAATGGTTTACCTCTATTAGCAGAAGATCTCCAGTTTTTATATGAGAGTTGTACTGATAAATTAACTAATCCATCCATATTACCATCTCCTAATTCTATTGATTGCATCGTTGTAGGAAATGCTTGTATCAGTTCACAGGAATATACTGTATCATCTTGGCCAATAAATCCAAGATCTAGCTCTCCTTTAAGTGCATCTATTACTCCGCCTAATGGAGTTGCTCCTAAAAATTTATCTACTATATTAGTTGCCATAGGTGGAAGCTTTGGAATACCGAAAGGTGTTTGATAAACCGGTGCACCGAATCCTCTTTTAAGCTGATGAATTTTTATATTAAATGAGTATTCATTTAAATATCCTACTTCAAGACTTTGTTGATCTATGCATAGATTTTGCCATGTTTCAAAATACTCTTTTATGCCATAATCATTTAGACAACGAAATGTTAAACTTACATCATCATATGCTTGATTGTTTGCAACCTTTTGACTTATAAGTCCTATATCTCTTTCTTGACTCATGATTTGCCTACCTGGCAAATTCACACTTGAACATAATAAATTTAGTTCTCGACTTCTTAAACCTGCTAACGGTGGAAGAGACACCGCAAACACATTGCCTCTTGCGACTCCGCCTTTACTAGTGACAAGAGCTTTTAGGTCATCAATTGTTTGTACTTCTGCCATTAGATCATTCCTCTTGAATCTGCCCAAACTGCGGTTTTACTTGCTTTCTCAAAACTAGCAGTTGGCAAAAATGTAGCTATCTCCCACTCAGAAGCAGGTACTCTTGCGAATCTACTTTTAACATTTGCTGTTAAATATCTTTTGAAACATGGTTTAAAATATTTCATGCCCGATGCTCTTTTTAACATGTTATAAGATATATTGAATTTTGTTTTGTCATCATATTTCTTATCACTTGAAACATCTAAGAGTGCATCGAGTAGTTTAGCTCTTAATTGCATTGGAAGATAATGCAAATTTAAACCAGTGAATCCACCTGCAGCAGGACCAACAATAACAGTTAATGGAAATTTATCGTAATACGGCAATGTATCTTTTGTTTTTGGATCATAGAAATACATAAACATTCCGCCTGGAATTTGTTCAGATTCTGTTTTTAATGCTGGTTCTTTTAATAATGCATTATTGTTTATTCTACCAAGATAGCCAGCTTGTTTCTGAAACCATGCACGTGATTCAGCTGTTCTTGGTGTAATGCCTTTACGAAAGGCTGCTAGTTCTAGTTTTTGAAATAAGTTACTCATGATCTTATTTATACTACTTTTTACGTTTTACGTATGGTTTTAAAGCTTTTGTGGATTTGGGTTTTATTCCCATACGTTCAAGAGTATTTTCGGTCCATACAACAAATTTCCAGCCACGTTCTTTTGCAAACCTTTCAGCAGCTTTCCATTTGTTTTGATTTTTTACATAATCCATAGACTCTGATATATATCGTTTTGTCTTACGCCCCTGGTACACAGGCGGCCGGGTCTGTTTATCTGGTTTTATTTCTATTAACCATGTTTCATTATTGTTAAATTTTATTTTAAGATCTACAAAATATCTGTGATAACGCTTATCTACTTCCCATAAATAAGGTATAACAACTTCTTCTGAAGACCATTTCAAT